ATTACATCGTCTGAAACGTTTGATATATCAATCTCATCAACTTTGATATTTAATTTTTTCAGTTTTGAATATGTAATTGCATCCATATGACCACCATAAACTATAAATTAATGATTATTATATTAAACTTTAAATAATAATTAAAATCTATTATATTTATACGGATGTGCGATGAGGTGTTAATATGTCAAATAATATATATATGCAATTAATTAATACAATTGAATGTTTTGAAAAAATTTCGCAGACAACTAAATTAAATGAAAAGAAATCACTTTTAAAACAATATAATTGTAAATTATTACAACTATGTCTTTACTATTGTTATAATCCATTTTTACAATTTAATATTAAACAAATTCCAATTGATGAAAATATAATAAAGCGTTCTAAGTTAGATATTAAAGCGTTTTTTAAATACTTAAAAACGTTATCCCAGCAAGAATCAGCAACACGTCAAGATAGAATTCGAATTTCATTATTAATGGGTAGTGATCCTAAGATTCGTAAATGGCTAGAGCGAATCATATTGAAAGATCTAGGAATTGGTATTAATATCAATACTATAAATAGTGTATTTCCAGATTTAATACCTAAATTTAAAGTAATGAAAGCAGAACCCCAAAGTAAATTAGAGAAATTCTTAAAAATGTTTCCTGAATTTTATGTAAACTATAAATTAGATGGAATTCGATGTTTAGCAGTATGCAAATCAAACTCCATTATTTTATATACACAAAACGGAAAGCGTTTGAATAACTTTACTAAACTTGAAAGTATATTGATAAAAGAAACTAAAGAATTAACTTCTAAATATGGTACTGTTATATTAGATGGTGAATTAACAGATGGTAATTGGAGAAACTTTCAAGATTTGATGACAACTATTAGAAGAAAACATGGTAGTGGTAGAATTGACTACGACGATGTAGTTTTCAATATTTTCGATATATTTAACGTTGATAATACGTTGACAAAACAACCGTTAGAAAAACGTATTGAAGTTATAAACAAACAATTTGATCATTATCCGTTGTTATCAGAACAAAATCCCGAATCAATTGTACGATTAGACTATCAATTTGAAACCGATAATAATTTAAACTATATAATTAATTTATTAAATAAATCACTCGATTTGGGTTTTGAAGGTCTTATATTGAAAAATCCAAATACCGAATACAAATTTAAACGTTCAATTGATTGGACCAAAGTGAAGAAATTTGATACAATTGATTGTACTGTAATTGATATCTACGAAGGTAAAAACAAATATAAAAATATGTTAGGTGGAGTGATAGTTCAATTGCCAAATGGTTTAACAAACGAAGTTGGTAGTGGGTTCTCAGATTTTGAACGTCAATATTATTGGGATAATCCAAATGAAATAGTTGGAAACGTAATCGAAATTCAATATCAAGAATGGACAGATAAAGGTAAATTACGGTTCCCTACGTTTGTTAGAATCAGAGATGACAAATAAGATAATTGATTAAATTCTTTAGTTTAAATTAAGAAAACAAAGGTGATAATAATGGTATATGTGGTTTCTAGAAAATTTAAAGCTGATTTTGCACATAGAGTTTACAATCAATCAACTGATGGTACGTTTAAACCTAAATGTAAAAATGTTCATGGTCACACATATGAATTTGAAGTTTTCTTTACATGTAATGAGTTAATAGATGATATGGTAATTGATTTTAATTATTTGAAGCCATTACAAAGATTTTTAGATGATTTTTTCGATCATAGATTTGTAGTGTCTATTGATGATGAAGAATTATTACACATGTTTAATACATTAATACAAATGTATGGAAAAGGACAATTTGAAGGGTATAATGAAACATATGATAACATTGTATCATTATCAAAAGTTGGATTATCAAAAATATTTGAAAATGAATTAGTAATTAAATTTCATCATAATAATCCAGTATTAAATTCACTTACAATAATACCAACAAACTCAACGTCTGAATGTTTAGCTAAATTAATTTATAATATTTGTCAATTTTTATTTGAAGATTTTAATATTAAAGTGACAAAAGTAATTGTTAGAGAAACGTCAAAAAGCAAAGCGATTTACGAAGTTGATTGTTGAGGTGATTAAAATGTAAGTTGGTGATACAATGTCTCAATATTATTATAAAGAAAATGGAAAATGGGTTATAGATTCAGATTGGTTAGAGTTACAATTACAATCAGGTAAGAAGTTATCAAACATCGCAAAAGAGATTGGATGTTCATATAATGTCGTTAGAAAATTTGTTAAATCTAAATCTAATAAATCTAATATAGAAGATATTGAAATTCCGAATAACGAAGAAGAAATATTTAGTATGTTAAAGAAAATAGATAATAGAATTATCGATTTTAAAATTATAGAAAATAAACCCGTTATTTTAGTTAAAAATTCAGGTGTTATTATTGATTTGTATTTAAATTCGGCCATGAAGAAAATTACAGATAAATGGTGTAAACAATATGAAAGTGTTTTATATTTAAACGCACATCATATTACAATTGAGAAATGGTATAACAATGTTAAAAAAGATCGGATGAGAAGAAAAACAAGTAATGCTTATTAAAGTGTAATGGGTGTTAAAATGCTACTAATGCTAATCGGTAAAAGTGGTACTGGTAAGACAAGTATTATAAATAACTTAAATAGGTTTAAGTATGCGCCAAGTTATACAACAAGACCGCCTCGCAAGAATGACGACAAGATTTATATTGAACATAATGAATTTTGTCGAATATTGGACGAATTTATAGAATACACCAAATACAATAATTACTGGTATGGTCGTAAAAAAGCAGATATTTTATTAGCAAAAAATGAAAATTTAATAGTTGATATAGAACCAATTGGGTTGTATAAATATACCGAGTTTTGTAATCTACATAACATTCCTTATATAACTATATATTTAAAATGTGACGAATCAGAACGTTTAAAACGAATTAAAAATGATAAAATTCGCATTAGTCGTATTGATAAGTATTTCGAAGATGCTGAATGGTTTAAATTTTATGATATCATTTTAGACACATCAAAATTTACAATTAATGAAATAACACAAATAATACAATGTATAATAGTTATAAACAAAAAACAAAATTTACAGGTGATATAAAATGAGTGAATTTGAGGAAATATTAAAATTGTCAGAATTATCAAAAGAAGGTGTTGAAATTATAAAAACTCTTTTTCCAAATTATATTGAAACTTATGGTGATTGGATTAGAGTTGAATTTATAAACATACCAATAAACATGATGGGATTTGATTGGAAAAAACAATTAAAAGAATTAGGAATTGATGCTGTAAAACAGGCATTTGTACAAAGAGGATACACACTAACAAGAATTGTACAAACATTTGATTATAATTATAATGGTGAAAAGAAAAAACTCAAACTCATAATGTGGAAAGTAAATAAACCCATTTACTAAAATTAATATTTTATTTTATTTAAAATACTAGAGAGGTGTTGAATATGAAGATAAAAGGGAAAATAACAAGACAAATAGATGTTGATAAAAAACAAACTGATTTTATTATTTATATATATCATAAAAAGGGTGAGTGTGGATTTCCGATTGGTTATTCTGATGAATTAGCATCTGAGTTATCTTTAATATTCGAAGGTAAAATAAACGCCGTTAGAGTATACGAATTAGTTGAAACGTATTTAGAGAGAGTTGGTAGAATTAATTCAACTTTCACCGCTGTTAGATATCATGATGATGTTAAACTAACCAATTCATTTATAAGCGCGTTTAAAAATTTAATTAATGAATTTATACAATTAAAGTTGATTGAAAATTTTAATTTACGACCAATTAAAGTTAATATGAGTCTTTATTTGCCACAATATATTAACGAAGGGATTGTTACATGTGAAGTTCCAGTTGCATTCTTCGAATGGGAGGTAATTTAATATGTAGTAACCAATAACATTTAAATACCATGTAATATATTTTAATTTTGGAAGTAAGATTTGCGCTTAAAGGTGATAAATTGATAAAGATGTCAATTAGTTTAAAGAATGGGCAAATGTTAAGATACGATGAAATTAATAAAGTTGATATCGTTGATGATATCCTTACAATATCAACATTTAAAGGACAATACACATGTGTTAAAGTATCTGAAATTGCATCATTCGAATTCAAATATCCACAAGAAAAAAGTGCTAAAACATTTGCTATATTTAAATATTTAATATCAACAATTAGAGGTGATGACAATGGCGTTGATCAGTAAAGCAGCATTAAAAGAATTAATTAAAGAAAAAACTGGATTAAAAGTTTCACAAGAAGCTGTTGATGAAATGATTAAAGTATTGGGTGAAATTACCGAAGATATTGTAGCGACAGCTGGAGAATTAGCAAAACATACAGGTAGAAAAACAATGAAAGCTGATGATGTTAAACTTGCAGTAAAATAAATAATTTTTTATTTCTTTTTTTTTAATTTAAATAAAATAGTAAAATAGGAGGTGTCTCATGTGGAGATTAAAATCGTATCAACCACGAACAATTTAGATAAGACAAAATCTAAATATGATAAATTTTGGTCCACTATTTTTACCGACAGGAATATAAAAATGTTATTAACTACACTAGAACAAACAAAAACTAATCCAAGTTTAGCCGTTGAGATTGATATATCTGAGATTAAGAATATAAGTGAAAGACGTAATGAAATTAATGAACGTGCAAAGATATTAAATGACGGTTCGATAAAAGCATACGGATCTGCGGTAAAATCACTAGCGAAATATCTAAGTAGTAATGGAATTAAAAACGTTAGTTTAATAATAAAAGAAATCGATGGAAATGTCGTTACACATATTAAATATTTAAACGATTATGTAGATAATAAAGTAAACGAAAATGAAAATGAAAATTTAGCTATGGCAAACTAATATCATTTTCTTATTTTAAATTTATTTAATTAGTGATATAATGTTAAAAGTATCAGAAATATTTGAATCAATACAAGGAGAAGTACCAACTGGTAAGTATTCCCTATTTATTAGATTATACGGGTGTAACAGACGGTGTAAGTTCTGTGATAGTGAATATGCATTAAACGGTTCATATTTTGAAATTGATTCCAATACTATTCATATTCCAGAATCTATAAATTATATTGTAATAACCGGCGGTGAGCCACTATTACAAAAAGACGAACTAGAAAAATTTGTCACTGAATTAAAATTAAAGTATCCAAATATCAAAATCGCTTTAGAAACGAATGGTGATTTTGATAACTTTAATATGGATTTATTTGATTTGATAGTAGTTTCACCAAAGACATTTGAAGTATTAGAGAAATGGATTGGATATTTAAATCATAAAAATATAATAATTAAGGTTGTCAATAAACCTGGTAATAATCGTTTATGTAATCGACTATCAGATTGGATAAAAACCGGTTTATTAAAACCTGAATATTTATCTAAAATCTATATCATGCCGTTTGGAACAACAACTGAAGATATCCAATCTAATACATACCAAATATTAAAATATATTAAAACATATAATCTAAAAGGTGTTAATGTATCTCCAAGATTGCATATCATGTTAAATTTAAAATGAGGTGAATTAAAATGGTATTATCAGATGTACAAATTAAAAGTATTTTGTTACAATTGGGAGTTCCTGAAGAACAAGTAACAAAAGAAATTATAGAAGATATTCAAATGAATTGCAGTAGAACAATGGATATTATATCATATATGAAACAATATAATTTGATACCTAAAAGACAAGGTAGTAGTAAAACAAATGATAAATTAAATGGAATATTAATTGCAGCTTCATCACAACCAAGGTTTGATTCATTAATTAATAAAACTGATGGTAAATTTGTTCAAATGAAAGATTACAAAAGAGTTGTATATGATGAGGATAGTGATATGTATATTTTAACAGATGAACAAGGTAACTATATGGTCGACAATGAAGGAAATGCGGTTATTTTAAATCCAATTGAAAATTATGTCGGGTATGTACTAGTTAATAATAAGATCATACCTATTAAAAGTTCAAATAAATTGCCAACTGAACCATGTTACGTTGAATTAACAGGAAGAAATTATAATGGCAAACTCTTTGTTGTTAATACTATAAAATCTAGAGAACTTAGTGATGTTGAATTAAATATATTAAATGATTATATTGATAATGAAATATTCCAAGCATCTGAAAAAGTTAATAATCCGTGTAAATTTGAACCGTTTATATTTATTGGAAAGGTTAGATATGCGGGCATGGATAAAAGAGAAGACCAACCATGTAGAGGTAAATTAGATGAGGTTACAGTATTCACAATCGGTCATGGTGATAATGCAGTTAATATTAGAGCAAACTGTAGAGAATTTACAAGA